GCATCCAGGCCCGCCAGGTGCGTGAACAACTGGCAAGCCTTGGCATCAATGCCGAAATCTTCACCCGCGCCGACTTCCGCCGCCTAGTGGAAGGCACCGATGTCAGCAACGAGCAAGGCCGCCAGCGGCTGTCGCAACTGCTGACGCTGGCCGACGCGTTCGCGCCCGTGGGCAGGTTCCTGGAGGCGAATGGCGGAAGCCTGGAAACGGTGGCCAACATGGCGCCGGCCATCGCTGATCTACGTGGAATGCTCGACGTGCAGGCGCCAATGGGCAACACCCTGGCCAACCTCAACACCCTGGCGAACATGGCGCCGGCCATCGCTGATCTACGTGGAATGCTCGACGTGCAGGCGCCAATGGGCAACACCCTGGCCAACCTCAACACCCTGGCCAACATGGCGCCCACCACGGGCGCGGTGCAGGAGATCCTGGGCGGCACCAGCATGGAAGGCCTGGGCGCGCTGACCGATGCCACCACGGCCGGCACCAATGCCACGGTGAGCACGCTGGAACGCCTGATCTCCCGCGTGGGCGAGCTGGAAACCGCGCTGGTCAAGGCGCTGGACAAAAACGCCCGAGCAATGGGCGATGCGCTGGCCTACGAAGGCCCGCAAACCGGCTTCTCGGACGGCTGAGCGCGCACCATGCCCATCTCAGACGCCCAATACACCGCCTGGCTGCGTGCCGATAACCAGCGCCGCGTGGTGCTGGTGGAGGCCGAAGCCTACAGCGCCGGCGCCGTGGTCACGCGCTACATGAGCACCCACGGCTTCATCAGCACGCCCACGGATTCCCCCGCCAGCACCGGTTACGACGACATCGTGCTCGATGTGCCCTGGGTGCGCAGCCAGCTTGCCGAAGCCTTCCGCGGCCGCAGCCTCATCGGCTACGGCGACATCGACATCGACAACAGCAGCGGCGTGCGTGACGCCTGGCTGACGGACGCCTGGGACGGCCGGCCCGTGCGCCTGTACCTGGGTGACCCCGCTTGGCCCAAGAGTGACTTCCGCCAAGTCTTCAGCGGCACGCTGGAGGACATCCAGGCCCGCGACAGCGCCACGCTCACCCTGCGCATGCGTGACCGCCAGGCCCTGCTGAACGTGCCGGCCTGCACCACGCTCATCGGCGGCACAGACACCAACAAAGACCGCCGCCGCCCCATCTGCTACGGCGAGTGCAAGAACGTGGCGCCCCGGCTCATTGACGCGGGCGCGCGCCGCTACGCCGTGCACGATGGCGCCATCCATGCCATTGACGCGGTCTACGTCAACGGCAGCGCCACAGGCGGCTACACGGCAGACCTGGCCAACGGCACCATCACCCTCACGGGCGCGCTCACCGGCACCATCACCGCCGACGTTCGCGGCAGCAAGACCGGCGGCACCTACGTGACCACCGCGGCCGATGTGATGCAGCGCCTGGTCACAGAGCGCACCGCGCTGACCAGCGGGGACATTGACACCGCCAGCGTCAGCGCCATGAACACCGCCATCGGCGCCACCGTGGGCCTGTACGTGGACAACGACACCACCACCGTGCTGCAGGCGCTGGACACCCTGCTCACCGGCCTGGGCGGCTTCTACACCGTTGACCGCGCCGGCAAGCTCAGCGTCGGCCAGTTCCGCGCCCCCGCCGCGCCGGCCGCGCTCAGCTTGGATGCCGATGACGTGGAGGAAAACAGCGTGCAGCTCGTGCGCCGCATCCTGCCGGCCAAGAGCGTGCGCCTGGGGTATGCCCGGTTTTGGAACACCAGCACCAGCGGCGCCGTCACCCTGACTGAAGCCCAGCGCGAGCGCCTTCAGACGCCGCACCTCGTGGCCAAAGCCACCAACACCCTGACGGGCCATCTGCTGGCCATCGACGAAGACCTGCAGCCCACCGCCCTGCTGGACGCCACCGCCACCGCCACCGAGGCCACGCGCCAGGCCGCCCTCTACAACACCCTGCGCTACGTCTACCGCCTGGCCGGCTTCACCGCCGCGCAGCAGGTCAAGCTGGGTGACGTGGTGGCCCTGAACCTCGGGCGCTTCGGCCTGAACAACGGCACCCTGGCCCGCGTGGTGGGCCTGCGCGAAAGCCTCACCGGCGGCCGCATCGAACTTGAGGTCTTCGTCTGATGCCCAACCTGCGCGTCATCTCCACCAACGACGTGGACGCCGCCACGCTCACCAGCGGTGACTTCACCGCCAGCCTGCCCGTGGGCAACCTGCAGCTCGAAGGCCGCGCGCGCGTGGCCCGCACCACCAACGCCACGGGCACGAAAACCATCAACGGCAACTTCGCCGGCAGCACCCTGTGCAGCGCCCTGGTGCTGTACGGCCACAACCTCACCGGCGCGGCCACCTGGCGCCTGCGCCTGTACGCCGGCGCCAACCAGACGGGCACCGTGGTGTATGACAGCACCACGCTCACGCCGCTCACCTCCATCGGCTGGGGCAGTTTCGCCTGGGGCGTGGCGCCCTGGGGTAATGGCGTGTTCAATAACTGGCAGCAGCCGTTCTACACCTTGTGGTTCACAGGGGTCTTCGCCCTGAGCTTCCGCCTGGAACTGGCCGACCCCTTGAACCCCGCCGGCTACCTGCAGGCCAGCCGCCTCATCATCGGCCGCTACCTCACGCCCGCCTTCAATGCCGAATACGGCCTGAGCCTGGCGTGGGACACCAACAGCGAACAGCGCCGCACCCTGGGCGGCAGCGTGCGCACAGACCGCCGCGCCAGCTTCCGGCGCCTGTCGTTTGACCTGGGCCTGCTGGACATCAGCGAGCGCGCCCTGTGGCTAGACCTGGCCCGCGTCAACGGCCTGCACCGCGAGATTTTCGTGAGCGTCTACCCCGAAGCCGGCGCCGACCTGGAGCGTGACCACAGCATGCTCGGCAAGTTCGCCCAGGCCGCGCCCAACACCCTGCAGGTACCGAACCGGTGGGCTCAGAAATTTGAATTCATCGAGGTTTGAACGGAGCAAGCCATGTCATTTGATTTGTCACCATATAACGTCACGCTAGGCGGCTTCGACTACCCGGTGAAATACTCGCAACTCCTGACCTACGTGCAGGATGGTCTGAACAACTTGGCGGGGTTCAAGAATCGAATCATCAACGGCAAGATGGATATTGCGCAGCGGGGGACGAGTTTCGCGGCGGTGGGAGCGGGCACATATACGCTTGACAGATGGCGCTTTTCAAGCAACGCGACTTCCGCCGTTATCACTGTTTCTCAGCAATCTGACGTTCCGAGCAGCAACGAGTTTCAGAACAGCTTGCGGTTGGCTGTGACAACCGCTGACACAACCATTGCATCAACCGATCAAGTCAACATTCAGCAACGCATTGAGGGCTACAACGTCCGCGACTTGATTGGCCGCACTTTCACGTTGTCATTTCAGGTCCGCTCCTCCAAAACCGGAACGCACTGCGTGTATTTGCAGAACGACGCGCAGGATCGAAGCTATGTGGCCGAATACACAGTCAGTGCCGCCAATACCTGGGAGAAGAAATCAGTAACAATCAGTGGAGGACTGATTACAGCAGGGACTTGGAACTGGACGACCGGCACGGGGTTGCTCGTTGGATGGACTCTGGCAGCCGGCTCAAGTCTGCAAACCACCGCAGGCGCATGGCAGACCGGAACCCTCCTTGCCACCTCCGCCCAAGTCAACTGCCTCGACACCATCGGAAATATCTTCGCCATCACAGGCGTTCAGATTGAACGTGGCGCGGTGGACACGCCGTTTGAGCATCGGCCTTATGGAGCTGAGTTGGCGTTGTGTCAAAGGTATTACCAGCTGCTGAACGGTTTTGTGGGCACTTGCATCAACGCAACATCGGTACTGGTTGGCTCTGTTTTTCAGGTGGCTATGCGTTCTGCGCCGACTCCAGGGGCAACCGCTGTGTTGGCGGTTACTGACAGCGCCAATTCATTTACGCAAAGCTCCATCAGTGTTTCTTTTAGCGGAACGTCAACCGGGGGCCGTTTTACGCTTGCAAACTTCACTGGCCTGACTTCGTTAAGACCTGTCATTGATAATGGGACAGCAGGTCAAATCACGCTGAATTCGGAGTTGTGATATGTATAAGTTGACCAACGATCAAAATGTGCGCCGGTTGTCAGACGGGTTGTTCATTCCGACAACAGACCCAGCCAACACCGACTCGCAGGCCTACCAAACCTGGCTCGCCGCAGGCAACACCCCCCAACCCGCCGACCCCCCACCCGCCACTGACTACAGCGCTCTGCGCCGCGCCGCCTACGCCGCCGAATCCGACCCCATCTATTTCATGTGGCAGCGAGGCGAGGCAACGCAGCAGCAGTGGCTAAACAAGATCGCCGAGATCAAGGCCCGGTGGCCGGCATGACCAGCCTTCTGCTCTACCTCGCCACCGCCCTGGGCATCACCTACGCCCTGTACGTCTTCTACGCGGCCGTGATGAACATCAAGCGCGTGCGTGCCATGGGCAAGCTCACCCCCCTGGGCTACGCCTTCGGCTACCCCACGCTGCTGCTCGGCTACACGCTCGACGTGCTGTGCAACGTCTTCGTCATGACCATCGTGTTCCTCGAACTCCCGCGCGAAACCACCGTCACCGCCAGGATGAAACGCCACAACCGCAGCAGCACCGGCTGGCGCCTGTCCGTGGTGCGCTTCTTCGAGCCCCTGCTCGACCCGCTGGACCCCAGCGGCGACCACATCTGACGCGCAGGCCACCGCATGAACTTCGACACCGCCTTCGCTTTGCTCTTGAACCACGAGGGCGACTTCTCTGACCACGCCGCAGACCCCGGCGGCAAAACCCGCCTCGGCATCACCGAAGCCGTCGCCCGCCAGGCCGGCTACACGGGCGACATGCGCGCCCTGCCGGTGGAGCTGGCCAAGCGCATCTACCTGGACAGCTACTGGCGCCCCGTGCGCGCTGATGACCTGCCGCCCGGCGTGCGCTACATCGTCTTCGACGGCGCCGTCAACAGCGGCCCCGCGCAATCGGCCCTGTGGCTGCAGCGGGCGCTGGGCGTCACAGCCGATGGCGTCATCGGCCCCCGGACCCTGGCCGCCGCCTACGCAAAAGACGCGCAGCAGCTCAAGACCGCCATCCTCGCCCAGCGCCTGCGCTTCATGACCAGCCTGACCAACTGGCCCGCCTTCAGCCGAGGCTGGGCCCGCCGCATTGCCGATTTGATGGAGGCCTGACCCATGGCTGACTTCGACTGGAAAAGCTTGGTCGCCACGGTGGCGCCCACGCTGGCCACGGCGCTCGGCGGTCCGCTGGCCGGGATGGCCACGAAAGCTATTGCCACAGCCGTGCTGGGCCGCGACGAAGCCACCGAGGCCGAACTGGCGCAGGCCCTGGCCGGCGCAACACCCGACCAGCTCCTGGCGCTGAAGAAGGCCGAGGCCGACTTCGCCGTGCGGATGAAAGAGCTGGACCTTGACCTGGAGAAGCTGGCCGGCCAGAACGCCGCCGACGTCAACAAGACCATGCAGGCCGAGGCAGCCTCAGAGCACTGGCCCACCTACTCCTGGCGCCCCGCCATCGGCTACGCCGTGGCCTTGGCCGTGGTGCTGTCGGTCCTCACCGTGTTCCTCGCCTACGGCGCCGTCATCCTCTACGGCCGCGCCGAGGGCCTGCAGCACCTGCCAGGCATCCTGGCGGCAGTGGCCGGCATCATCGGCGTGGTGTCCCCCATCCTCGGCATCGCGTCCTGGTTCAGAGGCCGAATGCAGGCCGACCCGAACATCCCGACGGTCAATCGGGGTTGAGTTCTCCGGCCCGCTGGGGGCGTGAGTGCTACCGGAAGTGCTACCGGGCGGCGCCGCTACAAGGTGATTCCCTCCATTGAACTACGGCGGGAACCCCCAAGCCTACCACGCTCTCACCTGTAGAAACTTCCCGCAAACACCCCCCACAATCACCCGCTTTCACTGCCCGAGTGCTACCGTTTGCATCCGGTAGCACTTCGGCGAATCAAGGGGCGGGCGTGGCGAGCATCATCGAGGTGAAGGGCAAGTGGCGGGCGCAGGTTCGGCGTCGGGGGCAGCCATCCTACACGCGCACGTTCACCACCAAGGCGGCGGCTGAGCGCTGGGCGCGGCAGCTTGAGGCGGACATCGACCGCCAGCGCGACGGCAGCATGCCGGCCGGGCCGGTGGCGGGGGCGGCGTCGGGGCGGGTGGTGCTGGTGGCTGACCTCATCCAGGCCTACCGGGACTTGCGCGACCAGGCGCGGCCGATCTCTGATGCCTCCACCGAGCACTACACGCTCAAGCACCTGGCGCACCACCTGGGCGCGCGTGATGCGCTGCGGCTCACCGCGCAGGATCTGGTGGGCTACTGCTCAGCGCGTCGGGACGACGGCGCCGGGCCATACACCTGCAACATGGACATCGGCAAGCTGGGCACGGTGCTGCGCTACGCGGCCCTGGCCCGCAAGGTGACGCTGCCCGATGTGGTGGGCCAGGCCCGCCCGCTGCTGTCGCACCTGGGGCTGATTGGCGGGGGCGGCAAGCGCGAGCGCCGGCCCACTGAGGACGAGCTGCAGCGCCTGGTGGCCTACCTGCACGCGCAACACGGGCCGGTGTATGCCGATGTGGTGCGCTTCGCCGTGCTGACGGCCATGCGCCGCGGTGAAATCGTGCGCCTACGCTGGGCCGATGTAGACGCCACCAAGCGCCTGGTGCTGGTGCGCGACCGCAAGCACCCCCGGCGCAAGCTGGGCAACGACGAGTGGATCCCGCTCCTGGGCGACGCCTGGCCCCTGCTACAGCGCCAGCCCCGCGGCGACGGCGAGCTGATCTTCCCGCTGCACGAGCAGACGCTGAGCAAGTATTTCCGCTGGGCCTGCCAGGCGCTGGCCATCCCGGATCTGCACTTTCACGATCTGCGGCACGACGGCACTTCGCGCCTGTTCGAGCAGGGCTATGCGGTGCAGCAGGTGGCGCTGGTGACGGGGCACAAGGACTGGCGGCACTTGAGGAGGTACACGAATCTCAGGCCGGAGGATTTGCATCGAGATGAGGAAGGGCAGTAGGCGGGCTATCTTCAGTTGGTCGTCAGCCAAGATGCGTACTCGATTTCCGCGTCGGTCGGTTTCAGCGCAGCTTCGATCCACTTGCGCGCCCGTGGCTCAAACTCGGACCAGTCAGCTTTCGCGTGCTCCATCTTGTTGCGCATCGGGCCTTGCTTGCAGCACAACGAGCCGTAGGTGTCGCGCTCGTCAATGAACGCCCTGCGCAGCTTGACCATCGCTGCGTCAACATTGAGAGGCAACGACAGGAACGTGTGGTTGTCTCTCATGTACCAAATCTTCATGGTCATCAGTTGCCTCCGAGCATGGCGCCGCAGGCGTCAGAACACGCGGGCGCGGACGATGCCCAGCCGCGCAAGGTCAGGCGCGGAAAGCAAGTATTCCTCGCCGGCTTGCAGGTGGTCGCCGATGAACACGAGTTCGCGCGTGGCGTTGTCGTGCTGGTCCAGCTTGGCCTGCATCTGCTGCTTCGGGTCTTGGCCGCTGTAGCCCTGCGACGCGTTGCTCGGGATGCCGTCCAGTGCCTGCACCTTCTCGGCGTAGAACGCCGCGCGCTGGCGGTGGAAGTCGGCTTGCTTGATGCACAGCTCGCGCAGCTCGGCGGCTTTCACCGTCACCTTCAGTCCTTCGATCATGTTCAGTCCTCTGTGTGCCGTCATCGTGGGGTGACGGCGACCCCCTCATCATGGCCGTCGGGGTGGCGGCTTCAATCGTTGCGCCGCTTGCTCGATCGGCCTCTCAGGCAGCGGCATCCAGTGCGTGACTTGGTGAATGTTGAAGCGGCCTTGATCGCAGTCCCACTCGATCCCGTGGCGTGTCCTGAGGCAACGTGAGATGTCATGGCATCCCCGGCTGGGCATGATGATGTTTCGCCGCCAAACCAGTACGGGCTTGCTGTCTGGTGGAATCTCGTGCGTGGGGTCGATCCAGTGCGAGTCCATCACGCCCCCACCACCGCCGCTTCGCGGCACTGTTCGAGGTAGGCGTCCACGTCCTGGAAGTCGGCCCAGCGTTTGCCGTGGGCGCGGTAGGTGGCGATGGGGAAGGTGCCGTCGCTGATCTGGTTGTTGATGGTGGCGCGGCTGATCTTCAGCACGGCGGCCAGCTCGTCAACGCTCAAGCGCGGGCCGTAGCGTTCGAGCAGCGCGGCTTGGGTGAGTAGGCTCATGGGTGGGCTCCTGGTGGGGGAGTCGGTCAGTCAGTCAGTGGATGCCGTGGTGCTGCTCAGTAGCCCGCACCAGCGCCAGGCCGCTGTGGGCGCGGGCCAGGGCGCGGGCTTTGACGTCGGCCATGCGCTGCTGGCGCAGGTGCAGGGGCTCCCAGCCGTCGCGCTGGAAGAGTTCGTGCTGGGCGGGCTTGAGTTCCAGGTACCGATACCAGCCCTGGCCCTTGACCAGCTTGCGCCAGGCGGCGGGCAGCTGCGGGTCGTCCGTGGTGGTGCGCAGCGCCTCGGCCTGGCGCTGCAGCTCGGCGATCTGGTGCTCGATGTGGGTGAGGGTCACTTGATCCATGCCCAGATCCCCCAAATTGCAACCGCCAGCATGGCGACCAGGCCGACGATGGCCAGCACTACCAGCAGGCGGCCGAAAAGCTCCAGGCCGCTGCCGTCATCCGGGTTGTCTCTCACTTCAAGGCTCCTTCGTCGTCTTCAGGTAGTTCAAACCGCGTCACGCCCTGGCGCTTGACGAACTGGCGGTGGCTGTAGCCGTAGTTCTCTTCGGGGCAGTGTTGGGCGGCGTTGATGTGCCAGGCGCACAGGGTGTCCCAGGCGCCGGTGGCGGGGATGCCGGGCCGCTCGGGGCGGGGGCCGATGCGCAGGCGGTCGCCTACGTCCAAGCAGGGCGTGGGCAAGATCCAGCCCTTGGTGTGGCTCGTCCAGCGCCATTCGGGGTTGATGCCGCGGCGGCGCAGCACCTGGTGCAGGCGCTCCAGCACCGGCCGCTGGCGTGAGGGCTCGCGGCGGGGGACTAGGGTTAGGGTGAGCTGGGTGCTCATGCGGGCCCCTTCGCCCGTGCAATGGCGGCGCGGGCTTCATCCTCCATCGCCGCATCAACGTATTCGTCTAGAGACTCCATTGCATACAGGCTCAACTCAGGCGTGATGCAGTCTGATCTGTCGGCGTCGCGGATAAACCGATACCGTTCTGCATCCACCCGAAGCCGCTCGACCTCGGCATAAAGGCGTCGCAGTTCTGATGCGACCTCTTTGTCCCACGGGTTGCTGAACTTATCCAGCGAATCAGCCATCCGCAGGGCAGTAGGTTGTGTGGTCATGCCGCCTCTCTCCTCTCCATCAACTCCACAAAGTTCGCGCGCACCAGCGCCTCGGCCATGGGTGGGCAGACGCTGTTGCCGATCATTCGCACCTGGGCGTGCTTGGGCAGGGGGCGGCCCAGGTGTGGGGCGTCGAGCAGGTAGCTCTCGGCGAAGCCCTGGGCGCGCGCCAGCTCGCGGGGCTGCAGCATGCGCAGCCCGATATCCACGATGCGGTACTGCTCGCCGGCCACGGTCACCAGGCCCATGCGGTCTTTGGTGGGCAGGGTGTGCATGGGTTCGTCCAGGCCGGCCCACTGGCCGCCGCTGCCGTAGAACTTCACCAGAAACGCGGCCACCAGGCTGTGATGGTCCACGCTGGTGACGGTGCCGATCGGCATGCGCAGGTCACTGCCCACCACGCCGGTGTAGTGCTTGGCCAGGAAGGCTGACACGAGGCAATGCTCGGCCTTGCTGGTGATGGTGCTCAGCGGCTCATGCACGCTGCGCACCTTGCCGGCGTCGCCGTGGCCGGTGTGGCCGATGCGGACGATGAAGGGCTCAGCGGCCTCGATGACGAAGCGGCGCAGGCCTTCGGCCACGCGGCGCAGGGTGGCGTCGGCCAGCGGGCGGGGGCGGTTGAAGATGCTGGGGCAGGGCAGGCTCCAGTCGATGCACTGCGCAGCGGTGCGCCAGGGCTGGGGCCGGCCGGGGCCGTGCGTGGGGGTGGGCCACACGATGGGCTGGCCATCGCGCCGGGCCACCAGGAACAGGCGCTTGCGGCTGGTGGGGGCGCCGTAGTCGCAGGCGCGCAGCTCGCGCCACTGCACGGCGTAGCCCAGGCGCTGCAGGGCGTTGACGAAGGCGCGGAACTCGCGGCCCTTGTGGCGCGGGCAGGGTCGGCCGTCCTGCGTGAGCGGGCCCCAGGTGGTGAACTCTTCCACGTTTTCCAGGCAGATGAGGCGCGGCTGCACGGTGGCCGCATAGCGCACCGCCACCCAGGCCAGCCCGCGGATCTTCTTCTCCACGGGCTTGCCGCCCTTGGCCTTGCTGAAGTGCTTGCAATCCGGGCTGAACCACGCCAGCCCCACGGGCCGGCCGTCGCAGACTTCGCGGGGGTTCACATCCCACACGCTTTCGCACAGGTGGCGCGTTTGCGGGTGGTTGGCCTGGTGCATGGCCACGGCCTCGGGGTCGTGGTTGATGGCGATGTCCACCGGCCGGCCAATGGCCCGCTCGATGCCCGATGAGGCCCCGCCGCCGCCGGCGAAGTTGTCGACCACCAGCTCGTGGTGCAGGGGGAGGGTGAATTGGGGGGTGAGCATCAGATGGCATCCCCCTCCAACGCCTCAGTCAACAACTCCCTGATGCTCACCAACTGATGCCTCGTCTCCACCAGCTCCCCCAGCGTCTGCCCGTACACGCTGAGGTGCCGGTCAATCGCCGCGCCCTGTTCCTCCAGCAGCGCCGCAGCGCGCACCAGGGTGGCCAGATCCTTGGCCGTGACTTGGTGGCCGCGGTGCGCCACGATGCGCAGGCGCTGGGCCAGGGTGGTGGCGGCGGCTCGGTGGGGGCTGGGCTTGAGGGTGCTCATGCGGCCCTCCGATCGGCATCGGGCCGCCACGTGAAGACGCTGGCCTGCGCCAGGTGCGGGGTGTGCACCGCGCCCGTCTTGCGCACGCTCCACACGGCGAACTGGCTCAGGTTGAGTTCCTTGGCCAGCGCGTAGGTGGTGGCGTCGCTGGCCAGGATGCGCGCGCGCACCTCGGGCGTAACCTTGCGGCCGCGCTTGTCCCACATCGCCCGGCTGGCCTTGCGCTTGCTCAGCAGGCCCTTGACCTTGCCGCTCTTGGTCAGGTAGCTGCCGTGGGCGTGACGGTCGCCCGATTGGCAGTGGGCGGGGTTCACGCAGTCGGCCGATGTGCAGCACAGGCGCGCATAGGCCACGTGCCCGGCCGGCAGATCACGCCCGCGCGCCAGCAGCAGGGCGGCGCGGCGCCCGCGCATGATGTGGCCGGGCCTGGGCAGGGCGGGGTGCGTGACGTGCACCTTGGGCACGCCGTCACACTTGCTCAGGCGCCAGTGCCAGCAGCCGGTGTCGTCGTCCACCACGCAGCGCAGGCGCAGGTCGTCCAGATCGCGGATGCCGCCCAGATACGTTCCGTGCTTGTGGGCCATCACGCGGGTTCCTGCTGCAGGGGTTGCACCACGCGCGCGGTGGGCTCAGCCCCGGCCAGGGCGCGGCGCACGCGGTGCTGCACGGCTTCACCGGCCGCGAAGCGCTCGGCCTGGGTGATGCCGCTCATCAGCTCCACCCAGCCGGCGCGCAGGGCGTGCAGGGCGGCCAGTTCACTGGCGCGCGCAGCACGCACGCCGGTGGCGCGTTGCCGGTCCAGGATGGCTTCGCAGGCGTCTTGCGCGGCCTGCACGATGCGCCCCGGGTCATGCGCCTTGCGCATGCGCACCAGCTCTTCCACCAGGTTGACCGCATCGAAAATCTCGCGCCAGTGCGCCTGGCTGGCCTGGCCCCGGGCCACGGCGCGCACGGCGTCGTCAATGGTCAGGGCCCACAGGGTCTGGTCATCCCGGCTGAGCCAGGCCACGCCCTGGATGGCCACCAGGTGGGCCGTGGGGTTGATGCCGCGGGGGCGGTATTTGCTGCGCTTGCGGGTCATATGTAGGCAGCCGGGTCTGGCGCGCGCAGGCTCATCGGCTCACGCTCGCCGATGCACCACGTGGCCATGGCGCCGTCCAGCATGCCGTGCAGGCCGGCGAAGTGCTCGCCGTGGTTGTGCAGGTCAACGTCAGCGTGCAGGTCCATGACCTGCGCCTCGCTGACGTGGGGGCGAACGGCGCCGGCCTGGCGGCGGTGCAGGCGGATGACCTTGCCGCCGATCAGGTGGATCCAGTCGGCCTCGTTCGGGAAGCGGCAGTCGCTGACCACAATTCGGTCATGCACGGGCGTGGCCAGCGCAGCAGGCGTGCCGCGCAAAGACAGGTCAGGCCCCGGCAGCCCCAGGCGCAGGGCCATGTGCCGCACCCAGATGTTCCGGTGCAGGCTGCGGCCACACTCCGTGCCCAGGGTCTGCATCAGCGCGCGGGCGCTGATGCCCAGGCCGGGGATGCGCGCCTCTTTGGAGGCTCGCTCGGTGAGCCAGCGGTGGTCAATGCCGGCTTCTTCCAGCATCAGCAGGGCCATGCTGCGGATGGGGTCTGCGAAGCTGGCCTGCACGAAGCCGTAGCGCTCCACCAGGTACGCCGCGGCGGTGTCTTTGCCTGCACCGGCGTGGCCGGCGATGCCGATGACGATCGGGTCGGCCAGCGGGTGGATGTGGTGGGCTTGGGTCATGGGGTGGTGGGTTCGGGGGTTGTGGGGCGCAGGCTTTCGAAGCGCACGACATCGCGCATGGGCGTCACCACGTTGACGGCCTCCAGGCCGCGCACGTTCAGGCTGTTGGCCCGGGCGCAGTAGGTGATGGCCTCGCCTGCCAGGCTGACAAGCGCATCGCGCACCAGTTCCCGCCGCACCTCAGCGGCGCGGCGCTCGCCGGCTTCGCCGTGGCCACACCACAGCACGCCCGTGATGAACGGCGCACCCGGGCGCACCTGGCGCATCTGCACGGTGACCACCACATGCGCAGGCTGGTCAGCCTCGGGCACGGTAGAGAGCCCGTGATACGTGCCGGCCACGGTGCCGGTGAGGTAGACGGAACTCATGACACCGCCACTCCCACCGCAATCACCGCCCCCGCCAGAACGATGGCCAGGAACGCCTGACCAGCCAGGCGCAGGATGCTTCGATCCAGCGCCTGCTCACACGATTGAGGGCACGGGCAGGCCGCGCGGCCCTGCTGGCAGGGGCCGGTGCAGCCGCCGAAGTGGGGCAGGATGGTCGGCTCGGTGCCGTCTTGGTAGTGGCGCTCCATCACGCGCTCCACCAGTGCGCCAGGGCCAGCGCCAGGGCGATGCCGATGGCGCTGGCCAGGAGGACGGAGCCCACGCTGTCCATGCGACGGCTGCTGCGCTCGATGGCGTAGGCGTGGCGGGCGTCAGCCGGGAAGGCTTCGGCCAGCGTGCGGGGGAACTTGCGGACGGTGGGGGCGCTCACAGCAGCGCCTCCCCAACAGAGGCCAGGGCGCGGGCGAAGCCGGTGGTGCGCTGGTGGCGCGCGGTGTGGCGGGTGTGCTCGGCCGCGTCAGCGGCCAGGGCTGCGGCCAGGGCCGCCAGGCTGGTGTGCAGGTCCATCGCATCCTCGGCCCCCGGCATTGCCGTTGTCTTGGGGCGTGGATGCGGACTTTAGGACAGACGAAACTGTGAAGTCAATAGCCTACTCGAAAGTTTTTTCGAGTGCGGATACGCAACACAGCTGCGAAGCGACGAAAGGGGGGTGGCAATCTGCCCCGCCCCTTGGTGCAGGCTTGTAACTTTTGGCCTATTGGCCGGCCGGGCGCGGCTTGAAAAGATAGACGCGGGCTAGACCGCGTGGCTCGGCCCTGTCTTTGCTTCTGGCAAGCGCACGCGCAGCAGGCTCAAGATGGGCTCGATGTAGCTGACATCCCCGCCGGACATGGCGCAGGCCCGCAGCAAGCTGCCCAGCCCTTCGCGACGCTCAGGCTCGGGCACCTTGGCAAGTTCTTCGCACAGGGCCTCCAGCGCCACGCGCAGGGCCGGCCTGGGCATGTGGAAGGGCAGGGGGGCCACCGGCTCGCGCGTCACCAGTCCCTCGCGCCCGTTGTCGTGCGGCAGGTCCATCCAGCCGGCAGGCTTGCCCGCTGCACGCTCAATCATGCGGGCCGATCTCTCGTGGATTCCGTTCTCGGGCGACTTCCATTGAGTGATCTGCGCCTGTCCGCGGCCAATCCGCTTGGCCAAGTCAACCTGCCGACCGTTGAACACGTCGGCAATGATCAACAGCAGGTTCTGGCGGCGCAGGTCATTGAGGTTCATCGCTGCACTTTAGGCAGAGCGAATATAGAGGGGGCTTGCTTTTTTGTTTCGACCTTACTAAAGTCCGCCCCCATGAACCACTCGGCACTCATTGACCAGCTCGGCGGCGTTTCAGCCGTGGCCCGCATGACGGGCGTCAGCGCCCCCACGGCCCACGCCTACCGCCAGCGCGGCATCCCCGCAGAACGCTGCCCCGCCATCGAGCGCGCCACCCAGGGCGCCGTGGCCGTGGAAACCCTGCGCTCTGACGTGCAGTGGAGCCGGATCCCCGATCCCGCCTGGCCCCACCCGGCCGGCCGGCCTGTCATTGACGTGGCGCGGCCTGTGGCTGCGGTGAAGGAAGCCGCTTGACATTCAAACCCTCGGACGGTGGCCCCCGTGCAGTGCCAAGCCACCGACCCTTTGCGCCAGGCTGGCCGGCCGTGATGCCGGCTGCTGGCTGTTGTGCACGCCCGGCCGTCCCTCCTGCGGCCCACCAGGCGGCCGGCTGGCGGCGCGTTTTTTCTTCCCCCAACTTCGGCAACGACCATGCCCGCCATGGTGCGCGCCTGGCACGGGCCGGTGCTGAGCAAACGCAAGGACGAATCTGATGGCAGGCCAGCGAGTGAGCACCCAGGCCGCAGGCGGCCGCGCCGCACCCACCGGGCGCAAGGTGGTGCAGTTCGAGGCGCGGATCGGCAACCTCTACCTCACCCGCATGGGCCGCGTGTGCAAGCTGCTGCGCATCGAGCCGCCCACGTCCGATCGGCCGGATTGCCTCCTCGGCTTCGGGTACGTGGATGACCACAACCGCGTGCTGCGCATCGGGCCGTCGATCGACGGGTTCGACATGCACGAACGCATCGCCAGCCGGTTGCTGACGAGGGTGGGGGCGGCGTGAACGCGCAGGACGTGGACCACATGCTGGAAAACATGCCGGCGCAGATGCGCGCCCTTCGCCAGTGGCTGGTGTGGAGGTTTGAAACCTTCGAGGGCGACAAGAAGCCGCGCAAGGTGCCCTACTACACCAACGGCCGCAAGCGCAGGGGAGAGCAGGGCAGCGATGAAGACCGCCACCTGCTGGCTGCTTTTGATGTCGCCTGCGACCTGGTGGCGCGTGGCCAGTATGACGGCATCGGCTTTGCGTTCCTTCCGGGCGACGGGTTGATCGGCATCGACATTGACGGCGCCATTGACCCCGACACGGGCGAGGTGTCTGAGCGCTGCCTGCAGATCATCCGCGACTGCGCCTCCTACACCGAATACAGCCCCAGCGGGCGCGGCGTGCACATCATCGTGGCTGGCCAGACGCAGACCTTCAAGGACAACGAGATCGGCGTGGAGGTGTTCTGCGGCCGGCAGTTCTTCACCTGCACCGGCAAGCGCTGGCCCGACACGCCTGACGATGTGCAGCCCATTGCCGATGAGGTGCTGCAGGCCCTGCGCAAGCTGGTGAAACCTGAGCGCGCACCCCATGCGGGCCCGCCCCGGCCCATGGCCGCGCAAGCCGGCCCGCAAGACCTGGCCCTGCGCCTGGAATCCGCCCTGCTGAGCCTGCACCCTGACATGCCCCACGACGACTGGGTGCAGATTGGCATGGCCATCAAGGCCGCGCTGGGCGATGGCGGCCTGCGCGTGTGGGACTACTGGAGCAGCCGCGGCACCAAGTACCCCGGCAGTGAGTACCTGGCCCGCAAGTGGCAGAGCTTCCGCGGCACGGGCGTGACCGAGGCCACCGTGTTCAAACTGGCCATGGACGCCGGATGGCGCCCACCGCGCCCGCCCAAGCCCGCGGCGCCCGCAGCGCGTGCCCCAGCACCGCCGCCCACAGGGCCGATGGACGCGCCCGATCTGCAGGACGACGGCCCCGAGCTGGACGAAGCTGACCTGGGCGACGACACCACGTCCACCCCTTCCACTGGCTCCGCGCCGGGTGGAAGGCGCAAGCCCCGCAACAACCTGCCGCCCGCGCTGGATGCCCTGCTGTTGCGCAACACCGAGGGCGGGGTGGCCGATTGCCGTGAGAACGTGTTTCTGGTGCTGAAGCACCACCCCGAGCTGGCCGGCCTGGTGGGCTTCGACGAGTTCGCCCACCGGGTGCTGAAGCTGCGCACCACGCCCTGGGGCTCAGAAGCGGGCGAGTGGAGCACAGACGACGACTACAGCCTGGGCTACTGGCTGGCCACGCAGTTGCGCTTGAGGGTGCGGGCTGAGGCCACGCTGATGGCAGGCGTGGCCATGGCTGCGAGTGACAACAAGTTCCATCCGGTGCGTGAGTACCTGGACAACCTGCCTGCCTGGGACGGCATCGAGCGCCTGCCCTTTTGGCTCAGCGAGTGCCTGGGCGCCAATGAAACCACCTACACACGCATGGTGGGCCCGTGGTTCGTGATGAACCTGGTGCGCCGCATCCGTGAGCCGGGATGCCAGGCCGACTACATGATCGTGCTGGAGGGCAAGCAAGGAAAGCGCAAGTCCACCAGTCTGCGCACGCTGGTGGCGCGCGACGAGTGGTTTGCAGACACGCCCATCCGCATCGGCGACAAGGACGCCTTGCTCAACCTGGCCGGGAAGTGGCTGTACGAGATTGCCGAGCTGGACAGCTTCAGCCGCGCCGAAATCACGGCCGTGAAGCAGTACCTCACCAGCCGCATTGACCGGGTGCGCGAGCCCTTCGCCCGCCGCCCGACCGACCGCGCGCGCAGCTGTTGCTTCGCTGGCACCACCAACCAGGACGAATACAGCAAGGACAGCACCGGCGCCCGGCGCCTGTGGCCTGTGGCCTGCGACGGCGAGATCAAGCTGGACAAGCTGGCCGCTGACCGCGACCAGATGTTCGCCGAGGCCATTGCCAACCTGGCCAGCGCCGACCCTGAAAAGCGCCGCTGCTGGCCCACGCGGGACGAGGAAGAAAAGTACCTTGTGCCCGAGCAGGAACGGCGCGAGATCGGCGACCCCTGGTACGAGCGCATTGCAAGCTGGATCGATTCCCGCGCGAAGTTCAACAGCGAGCGCGTGGACGAGGTGGCCGACATGGACTCCTTCACCACTCAGGAGATCCTGACCTACTGCCTGGGCGTGCCGATCGACCGTATTGACGGCGCCCGGCAGATGAGCACACGCGTGGGCATTGCCATGCACAAGCTGGGCTGGCTGAAGCAGCGTGACGCCACGGGCGCCAGGCTGTGGCGCTACATCAGGCCGAAGGCGAAGCCCGAGGCGAAGGACGAGAACGGTCTGGTGGGTGGTCCCGCCAGCGAGCCGCAGGCCGGTGGTCCGGCCGAGGAAACGCTCGATGAGTTCTGACATCCGTCCAACCTCCGTCCAACCTCCGTCCAACCTTCCGCAGAGGTTGGACGGCAGGTTTTCCGAGGGGAAAGTGCCGCCGTCCAACCCCGTCCAACCTCCCTCACGTGCAGGCGCGTGTGTGGGCGCAGGCGGGGGCGTGCGGACGCCCGCCCGCCCGCCCGCACACACACCGGCGCGCACACGAGAAAAGGGGTTGGACGAGGTTGGACGGTTGGACGGCCATAAGGCCAAGGCTGATGCTGCAGGGCATGCCAAGGGGAAGTCACTCAGGGACACCATGCCCCAGACAGCAGAGCTGGTGGACTGGCTGCGGCAAGAGTTCGGCAAGGAAGCGGCAGACCGCATCGTGCTGCAGGGCAAGAGCGCAGCAGGCGGCTTCTACGCCGCAGAGGTTGCTGCTGACGGCACCCTCAAGCAATTCGGCAAGACCCGCAGCAGTGCAGCAGCCCAGGTGCTGGCAGACGGCACGCTCGGGTGGGCCAAGGGAGCAAAGCAATGAGGATCACCCTCGAATCCAACATCGCCCAGGTGCGGGCCCAGGTGGCGCAGTTCTCAGACCGCCGCTTCAAAGCGGCCATGGCCACGGCCCTGACGCGCACGGCGGTGCAGGTGCGCGCAGGCGTCCAGGCCGAGCTGCCCCGCGTGCTGGACCGGCCGACGCCCTACACGCTCAGGCAACTGCGCTACGTGGGTGCATCGGCTGACCGGCTGGCTGCAGCCGTGGGCTTCAACGTGGTGAGCGTCACCGATGAACGCGGCGCGCGCATCGGCTTCCGTGACCTTGGCCCGGGTGAGACGCCGGCTGGGAAGTACCTGCAGTTCCAAGCTGATGGCGGCCAACGGGCGCTCAAGCGCTTCGAGCGCGCACTGCAGCTCGTGGGCGTGCTTCCTTCAGGCTGGGTGACGGTGCCCGGTCAAAGAGCGAAGGTGGACAACTTCGGAAACCAGAGCGTGGGAGAGCTGCGCCAGATCCTGAGCTTCTTCGATGCTGCTGAGTTGGTGGCAGGCAGCCGACAGAACATGGGGCCGCTTGGCCGTGAAAAGCGCCTGAAGGGCACGCGCAAGAAGGCCGGCTTCGAATACTTCGTGGTGCGCCCCGGCGAGCGCAGAACCTTCGTGCGGCAAGGTGGCGGCACAGGCACGCACCGTGCGCAGCCCGGCATCTACCGCCGCACCAACTTCGCGCTCGGTTCAAGGATCGAGCCCGTTGTGATCTTCGTGCGCGGCGCCACCTACCGCCGCCGCTTCGACTTCGACGGCCTGGCCAAGCGCCTGGCCGACCAGACGCTGCCGGGCGAAGTGCAGCGGGCCGTGAACGAAAGCCTGGCGCGTCTGTCGGCCAGGTCAGGCGCATGACCAGCCACCGCCCACCCCCCCGGTTCGGGTCCTCCCTGGCACCTGCCAGCGCGGGTAATTCGGACCCCGCGTTTTCGCTAGTTGGTCCGCTGCGGACTTTGTACGCCTAGGGGTTCGCTGATGCCTGTCGGTACGGTCCAGCTCATCACCCAGGCCGAATATGCCCGGCGTCGCGGGTGCACCGAGGGCGCCGTGCGGCGCGCGGTGCGCGATGGGCGCATCAGCCTCATCAACGGGAAGATCGACCCCGTGGCCGCTGACGCCCAGTGGGCGCGCAACACCCGCGTGCGCGCCGGCAGCCGGGCCACGGATGACGTGAACCTCAGCGGCAGCGGCAGCACGGGCGGCACCGCTGGCGGTGACGATGACGACGAAGACAGCGCCTCCGGCTACTGGAAGAGCCGCGCCAGGCGCGAGCGCGCCGAGGCCGAGCTGGCCGAGCTCAAGCTGGCCGAGCTGCAGGGCCAGCTCGTGCGCGCCGATGACTGGGCTGCCGCCCTGGCCAAGCGCGCCGCCGCCTTCCGCGAAGGCCTGCTGCAGATCCCCGCCCGCCTGTCGGCCCAGCTTGCTGCGGAGTCTGACCAGGCGCGCATCCATGCCCTGCTCGAAGACGAACTGCGCCAGGTGATGTCGCAGCTCACCGCGGCCACCTGACGAACTGAATCGGAGATGGAATGCCGGAAAAAGTGGTCATAGGGAACGCGGAACTGTGGCACGGAGACTGCCGCGAGGTGCTGCCGCTGCTGCCTGCGCACGATCTTCTGTGTACCGACCCGCCATATGGCATTGGGCAAGACGGCGGCGCCCAGCGCACACGCGGCAGCAAACGCACGAACGGTGACAAGCTGGGATGGGACAACGAGCGCCCACCCGCTTGGCTGTTCGGTCTGATGATTGAGAAGACCCCTGCAGCCGTGATTTGGGGAGGGAACTACTTTGCGGACATGCTGCCGGCCAGCATGGGTTGGCTGTATTGGGAAAAGCGCATGGGCGGCGATTTCGCCGATGGAGAACTGGCGTGGACGAGCATGCACCGTGCTCTGAGGCAGTTCAGCTACTACAAGAAGAACCCCGGCGACGAGCACCCTACACAGAAGCCGGTTGAGCTCATGCGCTGGTGCGTGAGCTTTGTGCCCGCTGCGCAAACGGTGCTCGACCCATTTATGGGCAGCGGGACAACCGGCGTAGCGTGCGCGCAGCTTGGCAAGGCGTTCACCGGCATCGAGCGCGAGCGCAAGTATTTCGACATCGCCTGCGAGCGCATAGCCCGCGCCCAGGCCCAGGGCACGCTTCTGCCGCCCGAGCCCGCGCAAGCCCCAAAGCAGCACGGCCTAGCGCTTGAAACCTGACGAATGGGCGCCCGCGACCTCCCGCACCAGCTCGTTGACGCGCAGCAGCGCGTCGATGAGATCCTGCGCGAGTTCGCGGCCATGCCGGCGCGCATCGGCGTCTCCACCTGGTCCGAACGCTCCATCATCCTCAGCGCCAAAGACAGCGCCGAGCCCGGCCCCTACCGCGCCGCGCGCACGCCCTACGCCAGCGAGCCGATGGACTGCCTCAGCCAGCACAGCACCGTGGAAGAGGTGGTGCTGATGTGGGGCGCGCAGACCGGCAAGACCCGCATCGGCTCCAACTGGCTGGGCTACCTGGTGGACACCAACCCCGGGCCGGTGATGATCGTGCAGCCCACCATCGACATGGCCAAGCGCTACAGCCGCCAGCGCCTGGCGCCCATGATCGAGGAAAGCCCCGCGCTGCGCCGCAAGGTGCGCGAGAACCGCAGCCGGGATGACGCCAACACCACCCTGCTCAAAGAGTTCGCCGGCGGCTTCATGGCCGTGGCCGGCGCCAACAGCGCCGCGGGCCTGCGCTCCATGCCCGTGCGCGACTTGTTCCTGGACGAAATCGACGGCTACCCGCTGGACGTCGATGGCGAGGGTGACCCCATCAAGCTGGCCGAAGCCCGCCAGTCCACCTTCAGCCGCCGCAAGCGCCTGCTCACCAGCACGCCCACCACCAAAGACTTCAGCCGCATCGAGGGCCGCTACCTCGCCAGCGACCGCGCCCGCTACCACGTACCGTGCCCGCACTGCCAGGAGCTGCAGCCGCTGGACTGGGGCACCGACAAGCCCCACGGCCTGAAGTGGGACCGCGACTCTGAAGGCCGCGCGCTGCCCGACACCGTGCGCTACGTCTGCCGCGCCTGCGGCGCCGAGATCCGCGAGCACCACAAGCCCGCCATGCTGGCCGGTGGCCGCTGGGTGGCTGAGAACCCCGGCGCCGCCGCCGGCCGCGTGCGCGGCTTCCAGCTCAGCAGCCTCTACAGCCCGCTGGGCTGGCTGAGCTGGGCCACGCTGGTGACGGAGTGGGAAACCGCCATCGCCGCCAGCCGCACGGGTGACATCAGCCTGCTGCGCGTGTTCGTCAACACCCGCCTGGCCGAAACCTTCGAGGAACAAGGCGACCGCGCCGACGAGCACGCCCTGCGCAAGCGCGCCACCGATGTGCCCCTGCGCCAGGTGCAGTGGGGCCACTTCGTGCTGACCATGGGCGTGGACACCCAGGGCGACCGCATCGAGGCCTACCTCTGGGCCTGGGGCCGCGGCATGCAGCGCCAACTGGTGGACCGCGCCGTCTTCTACGGCGACCCCGGCCAGGCCGAAAGCGAACCCGGCAGCGTGTGGGCCCGCCTCACCGAGTACCGCCGCACCCCCGTGCTGCACGCCAGCGGCCGGCCCGTGCCCATCATCGCCACCATGATCGACTCGGGCGGCCACCACACCCAGGCCGTCTACGCCTACGCCCGCGCCCACCAGCACGCGCACGTGTACGCCGTCAAGGGCCAAAGCCAGGCCGGCAAGGCCATCCTGGGCAAGCCCTCGGATGTGGACGTGAACTGGCGCGGCAACAAGATCAAGGGCGGCGTCAAGCTCTGGCCCATCGGCACCGACACCGCCAAGGCCGAAATCTACGGCCGCCTGCGCACCGAGCAGCCCGGCCCCGGCTACGTGCTCCTGAGCCGCCTGCTGCCGCCCGAGGTCTTCGAGCAGCTCACCGCCGAGCGCCTGGTCACCAAATACGTCAAAGGCCGCCCGCGCCTGGAGTGGGTCAAGCCCAACGGCCGCCGCAACGAAGCGCTCGACTGCGCCGTCTACGCCCTGGCCGGCGCCCACTTCGCCGGCATCGACCGCTGGAAAGAGGGCGACTGGCTCAAGTGGCAGAACCGCGTGGAAGAGCGCAGCCTGTTCGACGAAGCGCTAGCCGCGCCCGCGCCCCAGGCCGGCCCTGCGCCCATGTCAGCCGCGCCGCAGCCTGCGCCCGCCCAGGCCGGGCCGACTGCGCCCCAGGCCGTGCCCACCGCCCCCCAGGCCGTGCCCACCGCCGCTCCCCTGGCGCCAGACCCCGCACCCGCCCCACCAGCCCCCGCCCCCAGCCAGCCCACGCCGCCCACGCCCGCCGCTCCACCCGAGCCCGCCCCGCCACCCCCTGCGCCGCCGCCCAGGCGCCCCACCCGCGACTGGTAACCCCATGCCCAAACCCGCCGCCCCCGCCCAGGCCCACCACCAGGCCCAGGCCGACGCCACCGCCCTGGCCGACCCCCCGCCCCGCAAGCCCGCTCCCGCGCCAGCCAAACCCCCAACCCCGCCCGCGCAGGAAGCTGACCTGGTGGACCGCATCTTCGAGTTCCTGCGCGAAGACCCGCGCCTCACCGTGCTGGAGCCGCAGGCCCTGCAGCAGCTCAAGGCCGCCGTGCGCGCTGAGTTCCGGGGGGAGGAGTGCTACATCGCCAGCCGCCCCGCCAGCGCCCGGCAAGAACTGGTCAGCCAGGTGCTCTCCATGTTCAACGGCCGCAACGCCACCGAAGTGGCCCGGGCCCTGAGCATCGGCCGCGCCACCGTGTACCGCGTGCTCAAGCAATCCAGCCGCCGCAGCGTGGCCCCGCCGGCCTGAACAGGCAGGGCAGGGCGCCCGCTTGTCTCAGCCGCTCGTCTCACCCGCTTGTCTCAGTTTTCCTGGAAATGAGACACCGCCCCGGCTACCGTCAGCGCATCCCGCAAGAAGCCATCCAGCCCGCGCCCTGGCGCGCAACGAGCACACCATGTAACACCGCCCATGAGCTTCACCACATCAGACCTGAACGCCGTTGACACAGCCATCGCCACGGGCGAGCTCACGGTCGAAGTCAATGGCCGGCGCATCACCTACCGCAGCATGGCTGACCTGGAACGCGCCCGCACCCTCATCAAGGGCGAGCTGGCCGCCGTCTCGCCCCAGGCCTCCAACCGGCGCGGCAGTTACCGCGTCCAGTTCGCCACCCTGCGCGGCGAATAAGGCCCCGGCACCACCATGGCAGGCAACATCCTCGACAGGCTCATCGCCGCGGTGGCGCCCAGCGCGGGCCTCAAGCGCATCCGTGACCGTGAGCGCCTGCGCGCCTATGAAGGGGCCAGCCCGCGTGACGGCTGGCGCCCCCGCCGTTCCGGCGCCAGTGCCAACACCGACCACACCGGCGACGCCACCACCCTGCGCGTGCGCGCCCGCAGCCTGGTGCAAAACGTGCCCTATGTGGCCCGCGGCCTGGAAAGCCTGGTGGCCAACATCGTGGGCACCGGTATCACGCCGCGCAGCCTGTCCAGCCGCGCCTCCGACATTGACGCCCTCTGGGCCGAATGGGCCCGCGTGGCCGATGCCGATGGCCGGCTCGACATCTACGGCATCCAGGCCGCCGCCTACCGCGCCATGGAGCAAGACGGCGAAGTGCTCATCCGCCTGCGCACCCGCCGCGCCGAAGACGGCCTGCCCGTGCCCCTGCAGCTCCAGGTGCTGGAGATTGACTGGCTTGACAGCAGCAAGACCGGCACGCGCGAAGGCGCCCCTGGCGGCACGATCGTCAACGGCATCGAATACGACGCCCTGGGCAAGGTCACCGCCTACTGGCTGTTCGACCAGCACCCCGGTGAACTCGTCACCGGCCGGCGCCAGCGCTCCGCCAGTTACCCGGTGCCCGCCTCCAGCATCATCCACCTCTTCAACCCGGCGCGGCCGGGGCAGGGCCGGGGCTTCACCCGCCTGGCGCCCGTCATCGCCCGCGTGCGTGACTTGCAGCTCTACGAAGACGCCGAGCTGCAGCGCAAGAACCTGGAAACCCGCCTGGCCGTGCTGGCCAGCACAGACCCCAAAGACCTGGCCTTTGACCCGTCGCCAGACGCCGCCACCGTGCAAGCCAGCGGCGAGCTCGGCACCCTGTCAAGCGGCAGCATCACCCAGGTGCCCCCGGGCATGAACCTCACCGTGGTGGAGCCCAAGGCCGCGCCCGGCTACGTGGACTACCTGCGCTTCAACCTGCACCTGGTGGCCGCCGGCATGGGCGTCACCTACGAAATGCTCACGGGCGATGTCAGCCAGGTCAACTTCAGCAGCGCGCGCGTCGCCCTGCTCGAGTTCCGCCGCGGCGCTGAGCAGACGCAGTGGCTCACCCTCATCCCGCGCCTGTGCGTGCCCATCTGGCGCGCCTTCATTGACGCCGCCGTCCTGGCCGGCAAGCTGCGCCAGGCCGACTACCGGGCCGACTGGTCTACCCCAAAGTGGGATTACGTCAACCCCGAGCAAGACGTCAAGGCTGACCTGGCCGAAATCAGCGGCGGCCTCTCCACCATCAGCGAAAAGCTGCGCCGCCGCGGCTACAAGCCCGAGCTCGTCTTCGCCGAGCTGCGCACAGACTTCGAGCGCCTGCGCAGCGATGGCACGCTGGACCTGCTGCTGCAACTGCAAACCGGCCAACCGGCTGCCAGCGCAGACCCAGCCTCCACCCCGCAAGGCACCGCCCGCGAAGCCATCGGCGGCCTCACGCGCATTGCCGAGGCCGCGCTGGTGCAGCGCCAGGCAGACGCCACACACGCCCCCGCCCGCGAGCCCCAGCGCATTGACGTGCGCGTGGAGCAACCCGCCAGCCAGGTCACCGTGCACGCCCCCATCACCCTGCAGCCACAGGCCGTGGAGGTGCGCAACGAGATCACCACGCCCGAGCCCCAGGTGCACATCGAGGCCGTGATGCCCGAAGCCCGCGCCCAGGCCCCGGCCGTCACCGTCATCAACCAGGTCGAGCCCGCCGCCGTCACCGTGGTGGACAGCCACCCCACGCGCAGCGTGCAGACCGTGGAGCGTGACGAAAACGACGAGATCACCCGCACCGTTACCACCTTTGAGCGCTGAGGCCGCCCATGAACCTGAAAGAGCACGTCGCCCAGCAAACCGTGGACGCCACCGTGGCCAGCGCCGCCAGCAAGACTACGTACACCGGCGCCAGCGTCACGCTCGGTGGCTGGCTGGTCAGCTCAGAGGCCGCAGTGCTGGCCGGCATCGTGCTCGGCCTGGCCGGCTTCGTGGTGAACCTGTATTTCCGCTCCCGCGCAGATGCGCGCGAAGAAGCCGAGCACCGGGCCCGCATGCGGGCGCTGCAAGAAACCACCTGAAAGGCCTGAACCATGTCCATGACCAACGCCGCCGAGGCGGCACTCCTCGACCTCCTGTTCCTCAACGTCGATTGGGCCGACATCGGCGACGCTGCCGGCCTGCAGAACTCCGCTACAGCAGGCTCGTTCTACATCAGCCTGCACACGGCTGACCCTGGTGAGGCGGGCACGCAGAGCACCAGCGAGGTGGCCTACACCGGCTACGCCCGCGTGGCGGTGGCGCGCACGGCCGGTGGCTTCACGCGCACCGGGTCTACCGTGGCCAACACCGCCCTGGTGCAGTTCCCCCAGGCCACGGGCGGCACCGCCACGGCCACGCACTTCGGCATCGGCACAGACAGCACGGGCGCCGGCAACCTGCTGCTGAAGGGCGCGCTGAACAGCAGCCTGTCCATCTCCAACGGCATCCAGCCGCAGTTCGCAGCCGGCGCACTGACCGCCACGGTGGACTGATGTGGTGTACCGCTGCGCCCACTGCCGTGAGCTGCTGACGCTGACAGACACCGAGCTGTCTCAGTGCTCAGAGCACGCCGACGGGGGCGTGGAGTGGTCGCCCGACGAGGTGGAATGGATACCGCTGGAGAACCCTGATGCCGTTTAGGTCCGTTGCCGAGGTGGCAGATGCCGTCGAGCAAGGGCGGCATCACATCCAGCATTTCATCCGCACATCGGTTTACGGTGGTTTCGGGACCAACGCGTTGGGTGATTTCAGCGTCGGCACCGGCATCCCGTCCTACAACGCATACCTCGGCTTGGCGCTGGAGGCCACGCAACTCATCGGCCAGCGAAACAACAGCATCTATGTCGGCCCTGGCATCAGCACGGAGCGGTATCTGCTCAGCATGTCGTTGACGCATGGCGGCTCGGGGGGCTTTCTGGCCTCGGTCTACTTTCTCGATTACCTGCTGTTTTACCCGTACATCGACCTGGACAACACCGACCAGCAAGACTTGACCAACGATGTGACCTTGCCGCGATACACAGACGGCGAGGGTGTGCGGATGCTGATGATGATGCAAACGCCTGGAACAAGCACTGCCACGAACATCACCATCAACTACACCAACCAAGACGGCGTTGCCAAGACCATCACCACAGCGTACAGAGCCTCGGGCGGCATTGGTGTCATTGGACCCAACATGATCAGCACCT